GTGACTGGACCAAATAAAATATTTGAATTACCAGTAAAATCTAAATCAAACTCTAGTGTTGCACCAGTTATTAACATTGCAGTTCCAGAAGATGAGAAGTCATTTCCTCCAATCTTATTTCCAAAACCTTCTTGGTCAATATATAATTTTAGTGTATCACCAGTTTGAGTTATAATAATTTCGTTGTCATCAGTATCAGCGAAAATGGTTGTTGTCGACAATAATAAAATAAAACTAATTAGTTTCTTCATTTTCGTTATACCCCTCTATTTTCCAATAGTCACGTCTGTGACCTTGGTATATTAATTCCAACACAGCTGCTTCAATAGCAGCTCTTGTTGCGTAAGTCACACTCTCATTATTTCCAATTCCATCCTCGTACTCTACTAGTTCGGTACCTTGTTCGATAAATCTAAATATATCTCCACTCTTACCATAACTTAGTACAGTTTTACGAGTCTGTACATTAAGTAAAACTTCTCCACTGAGAACTGATACAGCTCTCATAGAAACTGTCACAACATCTTGACGATATTGTTTTGTTGCACCAATACCTAAATACCTAGCTCCTCTTCCGCCAGATTTGATATTAGTATCATATCCTATTACACCACCTTCTATTATCATACCAGCGAAGAGTAGTGAATCTAATTCTTGGAATTTTTCTTGTCCTTCACGTTTAGCAAAGTCTTGTCTTGCCGAACGTATAATTTGTCTTTCTCTAACTAAATGGTCTAATCCATTTCTTTCTACAACTCTAAACCATTTACCATTACCTGCAGTTTTTAGAGCATCAATTACTAATTCAACTCCACCCTGAGAAACAGCTGTGGAAAAATCAGCAATATTATCTTTTGGTTTTCTTTGTCCTGATTTATCTTGAAATTGATATACCGCAACAACAGGTCTTTGCTCTGCTGGTGGTAAGTCTAAAAGTTCTATAACTGTAGGTAGCTTTACTACCTCTGGATTTTCTACACATAGAAATGGTAAAGCTTTTTCAAATGTTCTGCCTAATGCTTTAGCATGGCTCCATACATCTTTATTAAATTCACCTTCCCAATAACCTCTATTACAATCTTGTGGATAATCAGTAAACCTAGGTGTCATTGCACACCCAGCTAAAAAGATAATGGATAGTATACTAGCCGTCGCCGCCCGAATCATCGCCATCACCTCCAAAGTAGCCAGTTCCTATTGGAATCTCTATAATAGTAGATGTTCCATCACTATCAACTATAGTCATTCTAATAAATTCTGTACCGTCATCGTTGGTAATCACTTCATATGTAATGGTTGAACCTTCTAAAACAAAAGACCCAAATCGTACTGGGTTATCGTTTGAGAACATACTCTCTACTAATTGCTTAGCCATTTGAGCATATATTCTCGATTCTAAGTTCCTAATAAATTTTGCTAATGTTGTATTATCTTCAGCTCTCTCAGCAGCTTTCCTTGCAGCTTCTAAAGCTTCTTCTATTGCTTTCTTTCTTGAGAATTCTTGGTTTTCAATTGTAAGGTAATGAGCACCAGTCCCTTGGCCACTAAATGATGGATTCTTAAATTTGTGTACTATCTCCTGTGCTTGTAATGGCTGGCTCATAAAGAAATATATACCAGCACCTATTAAAACAATAGCCACTAAACCACCAAATAATTTTCTCCAGATTGTATCTCTTTTGACAGGCTCATACTTATAGTTATTCAAAACACCATAAATTTTTTCTTCAGTCTTTGTCAACATTTTCTTTTTCCTTCCTTAAACGCTCATTCTCTTTTAATGTTATAACTACGTCTACCTTTTCTTGTAAACGAATCAAATCATTATCAAGCATTCTTACTTGGTCAATTACTCTAATTAATTGATGATGCATCTCTTCTATTTTAGGGTCTATATTTTCTGATATAAAATTCCATATAAAGTATATGAAATAACCTAAACCTATAACTGCTGTTATAGCAAAGCCAAATTCAGCGAGAATTTGAATTATCGTATAATCCGCTTGTTCGACTTCCATTAATCTCTCCTTGAGTCTATCTTGCCATCTTCAACATAATTTTCTGCTCTGGCAACTCGTTCAATATCGGGTTTCAAATCTAAAGCTGATGATACTAACATATCTATTTTAATTAACTCATTATTCATTGCTCTAGCTCTATTCTCTAAGCCTTTTACAAAAATGGTTAATGTTGAGATACTGTCAACTAATCCTTCGAGTATTTGTTTCATTACGAGAAATATAAAGTATCCGGCTACCAGAGCACCGCCGATTGGCAGTCCAACTTCACCTATTAATACTAATATATCTTCCATAATACATAGTTATTTATAATACCTGAAACGCTAGGCGGGCTTAAAATTGGACTGAAATACCACAACCACAAGATGAAACTTCGGCTGGATTGATTATTTTAAAGTATTCGTTTATACCTTCAGTGATAAAATCTAAGGTAGCATCATGTAAGTAAGGCAAGGAGAGTTGGTTGATGACAATCCTGAATTTACCGTAATCGAACACTTCATCATCGGGATTAACTCTGGATTCATAATTAAATATATATTCATAACCAGCGCAGCCACCACCAGTGACACCAATCCTAACGGTAGAATGTTCTCCTTCAGTTTTCTTAATGAGTTGTGTAATTGCTTCATTCGTCAGTTCCATATTGATTATGTCTCCTATGAGCTGTTTTCTTCTCCCAATCTTTGATTGCAGTTTGGATTGTTTCTTCAGCTAATACAGAACAATGTAATTTTATAGGTGGTAATTCTAAAGCAGCTGCTATTTCTTTATCTTTAATTTTCTTAGCTTCTTCTAAAGTTTTACCTTTTAGCATTTCAACAAACATAGTGGATGAGGCAATTGCTGAACCACATCCATACGTTTTAAATTTAACATCTAATATTTCATCAGTGTCAGGATTTAATTTTAAATCTAACTTCATGACATCGCCGCATGCGGGTGCGCCTGCGAGACCTGTCACTACATTTGGGTCTTTTGGATCGAACCTTCCAACACCATGTTTGGCCGGGTTCTTTAATACATCCTCAAACCTGTCTACTACTTTACTTGAGTAGGCCATTATTAATTAGTGAATGCAACACTCACAGCTAATGAAGTTGCTGCTCCAGTTAATGTATCTTTTGGTGATTTTTGTATATGTACAACTTCACCAGCTGCCAAAGTCACTGTAGCAATAGTTGTACCACCCTCATTTTTTTGAGTGATAACTTGTACAGAAGCTTTGTTATTTAATACTCTAACTAATTTAGCAAAACCTACATTTGTTGCTGAAGCTAAGTTTACTTCAGAACCTAATAAATTCGTTACTTGTGCCATTTAATTTACCTTCTTATTTTTTATTTTTTGAGCCTTTTGGTCTGCCTCTTTTTTTAGCCGGAGCTTTTTTAGCGGCAGGTTTTCTTTTACGCTTAGGTGTTTTACCATCAGCATAAGCTTCATTCACATTAGGTGTGTTAGGGTCGTCTTTTACAAAATGACCTTTAGCATTTCTAGCTCTTACACCAGATGCCTCACCCAATCCTAATATATTTTTTAACCAATTAAACATAATTCCTCCATAATCAGTTTTATTATTTATTTATAAAAGTCAGTTTTTGGTTTATGCCAATCAGAGTATCTAAAGAATCCCTGCTTTTCATAGCACCAATACCAACCTTTGTGTTTTTGCGGATTAGAATTGTGGAAATATCTCATACCTTCTCTAATCTCGACATTAGCCTCTCGGCGCGGTTCGTAACTTGTCTGTACCATCTTGAATCTCTGCCTTCTACAGCAGCCTCTTTCCAGTCACCACATTGCAGCGCTGCGTTATGGCGTTTAAATTTACTCAAGCGCGTGAGTCCCATGTTAAACATCATATTTGCGACGATTTGTTTAACCTCTTCGGGATAACCGTCCCAACCATCATGTAATTTTTTACAATCCTCAATTACCGTTTCTACATCTTTGGCAAAACATTCATCAACACGGCTCTCTGAGACAGCAGTGCCAACCGAAGCCCCCAATTCTGGGTCTCCTTCAATAATGAGATGGCCAATACCGAATGTAGGATAACCAAGGTGGTCATTGTATATTTCATATACCACTCCTTCATCTATTTTCAATTGTTCTTTTAATTTATTAATATCCAAAATATATCCTCTCTAAAGTGGCACGTAAAAGTTAGTTCCTGCTGAAAGACCTATTCCACCACCGACACCACTAGGAAATGGTTGGCCTGCTGCAATGGGCCCTGATCTTACTCCATATGCGTTAAACGTATCACTTCCTAAAGTTCCTTGTAGTTGAAATGGATAAACATTTGTACTAGCATTTGCTGCAGCAAATTGACCAATAACAGTTCCCTGGTTTTGACATTTAGGTATAAAAGTGTTTGGGTTAGCGTATGCCATCCACCAAAAAGTCACTATACTAGTACCAGATAATGTGTAATAAGTACCAGAGTTATAACCATCTTGTACTGGTGTTGCACCCTGAAAACCGCTAAAACAATCTCCTTTAGAATCACCACCTCTTGCCTGTGATGTCACATTATATCTTGCTTTCCATGTAGCGGAACTTAATCCTACATAATTATAATAAGTAATTTGTTGAGGATGTTGAGATGCCGAAGTACCAGACCCATATGTTATTCTAATTCTATTATTAGCAGCTTCATGTGAAAATTGTACATACGCAAAAGCTTCTGCAAACTGACCCTCTCCAGCTGCTACAGCTTGAGTGAAGTTAAGATATAATTCATCTAATGCAAATGTTCCTGGTGCTGAAATAGCAGCACCTCCAATATAATCACTAAACTGTTTCTCACCTGATGCACCACCAGCAATATTACCTGAAGTATTTCCAGCAGCTGGTACTAATCCACCACTTCCTGTGTGATAAGAACCTACATTAATATTACTGCCAACACCAGAACCGCTATGTCCAAATTCTTCACAAATATCAGTTCCAGCAATGTTTGTTCCACCGGCTGATGTTGCTAATTCCTCACCCTTTTGTCTACTACCTGCAAGAGCTAATCCAGCTCCGTTATTAATATCTGCTTGTGATTTTACTGCCATGTTATTTAATTATTTTAGAAATATGGTCTTCAAACTCTTCGATTTTTTCAGTTCGATTAGGCCAAAGAATATAATCTTTTTCTGGATTTTTCTTTAAGTTTGATAACAAAGGTAAAATGGCATTATATAATTTATTCAATTTATCTTCTATTTCATCTGCTTTAGATGATGTTGATTCTAATTTAGAAGATGCTTTTTTTACAGCTTCTAACTCATGTTCATCTACAGCAGTAAATCCAAAATCAAATTTTTCTATATCTACCATATATTATTCCTCTATATTATTGTATTTATAATGTCTAGGTATTCGTTTGGACTTATCTTGATGTTTTTTTGTAATTGCATTTGGTGGTGTTTTTTTACGTGGAAATATATTATCCCAAGCATCTTGGAATTCTTTCTCAGATATAAAGGTTGGCCTCCTCTTACTTCCCTTGCCCACGATATTTTTTGTATGATTTCTTTTTTGATTTATTCATTGTGGACATAGCAATCTTTACACGTCTACCTCTACCACCAACTCCTATAGATGATGATTTTCTAGTAGGTGTATGACCACTTGTAAATCCACTAGCTCGTGCCAAAGGTCACCCCTCCTCTACGAACTAATTCGTTCTTCACTTTTTGTTTTACTTTAGGTTTAAGATTACCATCATTATATTTTTCAATCAAATCACCTTTTGACATATTCTTTATATAATAATGAGTCGTTTCTAATTTACCTGTAGCTCTACTTCTAACTGTCTGACTCTTTTGATATTTTATTGGCATTATACTTTTTTCACCTTTCCTTCTTTATTTACTAAATAAGCTTCAAAACTAACATGAGGAAACTCACGTTCTAGTTCTAATAAAGCTGTTAAATTCTCTTTGTGGTCATCAAATAATCTAATACGTGCATAATTATCTGTTTGTAAATATTTTCTAAATATTATTTGTTTTGCAGCTGCACTGGATTTATTTGACATATTACCAGCTCTCTCAACATATACATTATCCATAGGTATTCCATGCTCTTCAAAAGTACGTATGAATAAATCCCTATCATCCATATCGGCTCTAGCTGTCACAATAATAACTTTACTTCCAGCTCTTGTTGCATTTCTGATTATGGCCTTAGCCTTTTTAATCATTTTACCAATTGGTATTGCAGTTTGATAAAATATTTTAGATGATTTAAATTCACCATAATCATAATACTCACCTTTTTTAAGTTTGTATTTATTAAACATCTGTGGAGTTAGTGGTATTGGTTTACCACCTTTAACATTCTTAACTAAGACACGAGCCTTAGTAGTAAACATAGTATCATCTATGTCAAATATCGTTAGGCCTTTGTTTCCCTCGGCCAAATATTTTGAAAAGTTCTCCATAATAGACTATTATAACACATTTTAGTGTTTTTGTAAACTGTATAGTCTATTTATTTTAAATAAGTTTCTATCGCTTCAATCTTATCATGAGCATCTGCTATTTTTTCAACTTCTTTCTCAATTGTTTCTACAATATCAATATGTTCGCCTATACCGGCAGCATTTCTTTGATAGACTAATATATTAGCTTTAGCAACTTCAATATCACCCTTTAATTTTTCGATTAAAGCTTGAAATAAAAAATGTTTGTGTGCCATATTACTTCCTCTGGTTAGGCCACATTTGCCTACGTTTATATTCGTTAATCGTTTCTTTTAGTTTATCTGTCCAGTCATCTCGGTTTCCAACAAATATTTGTGGACCTTCATCACCAGCAATAGCAACCACTAATTGTTTTATGGGGCGGCCAGTTCTCTCTTCCCACATGATTGCGTATGCAGCCGCTTGCATATAATATCCAGAGACCCATTCTTCTTTTTTGAGTTTCCTAGAAGTTTTCCAATCGATTATAGATTCTTGGCCATTCCATTGTCCTACTAAATCTACTCGACCTGCAATACCTAAATGTTTTGAATATAAAGGTACTTCCATTGCATAAACTTTCTGTAAGTTTGCATCGATTATAGGTTGTATATCTTTAAATGTTTGTATGTTATGTGGTAATTCGCCTTCTAAATATGGTTTATTACTAACATAGTTTTCCAATATATTATGTACTTGAGTACCACGAGTACTTGCAACACGAGATACTCTATTTGCTTCTTCCTCTCCTACTCTTGCTCTCCAAGCTGCTATACCTTCTTCACTTAGTATTTTTAATACTGTTGTAATTGAAGGATATGAATGTCCTTCAGGGTCTAGATATTTTCTACCTGATTCTTTTGTTTCACATTCCAAATCATCGTATCCAATATCTATTAACTCTTGTTCGAACCTAGTTGTTCCATCGACGTACACGCCGCTTGTTGTCATAACCATATAATCATTCCATAATTGTTTCACTATAGCTTAATTGCCAATAGTAAAAATATACATAATAAAACAATGTTGGCAAAAAACATTAGTAAGCCTAATATTGTATGGTACCAAATCCATCTAGTTTTATATGCATTTTGTATTGTTAATTCGTCAGGGTCAGGTGAATCATCAGACCTTTTAACAACTTTTTCTTGTAAGTCATCTTCTTCTTTTGAACCCCATAATATATTATACCACTTTTTCATTTGCTTTTTATATTATCTCTTAATCTCGGTGGTAATCCACTCTTAATTCTATCTTGTACTTCTTTCCATCCGTCACCGGCTCTGGAAAGTACAGATTTACCTCCATCAAAATCCACGTTAGGGCCTTTTGAATAGTGTGTAATTATATGAGGGTTGTCTTTTAAATAAGCAACCTTCTCATCATACTTCATAAACTTTTCAAATACTTCATCAGTATTAGTATTTTTAAACTCGTACGTAGGCACTATACTATTCTCTCAAGTATAAAAACTAATGGTATGAATATATATAATCCTAGTAATAATCTTTCAGCTCTTTTAAATTGTTTTTCAGTTGGCATATTTAAACCACTCCGGTACTGGTCTTTTGGTCCAATCCATTTTGAACCTTTTCTCTTTTGTTTTATAAAATTTTCTATATGACTCTACAGCATTTGTACCAGATAAATCTTGTACTACACACTCAGGATTTGCTTTCATAGCTAATCTAAAAGGTGTTCTACCATTTTCTCTTGGTATATTATCTGGTAATTTAGATAAAACTTTTCTTAATTTAGTATCAGTTGAATGTGTTTTACCATATCGATAAGTATACTCATCACATAAGGCTATGAAATGTTTGTAATGCCATGTGTAATTACAACAATTTTCACGGGACCATATTGTACATGGATGGTTGAAATGGCATGCTTTATATAATATATCTTCCCTGTCATCAGACAGTTCATAATACTTTGTCATAGTTTTGCCGGATACTGAACGTTTTCTTGTTTCTGTACCATCAAGCATACGATGAACTGTTGATAACATTTGTGCTGACTCGACAATCATTTTCACTACATGTTTGTCGCACTGATCTTGTGCTGCTACAATCGGGTCAACGTTTAAAATAAATAAATTCATAATCTATATTATAACACATTTTTTGTTGTTTGTAAACCCCCTATATTTCTATTCGTTTCATATCATTGAAATGATGATTCATTTCTAAAATACGTTTTTCCATTTTGTAGGAAAGGACTTTTTTACCTTTTTCCTTTAACCTACGTTGATAATATTGTGCTTCGGAAATATCTTTCCTCAACTTTTCTACGTGATTAGAATTCATATTCTTCTCCTCTTTAATTAATATTATCATAACGAAGAATACATATCTATAGGCTTGCCTCCTTTATTTTACAATTAAATTTGGAAAGGTATCACTAACTAATTTCTTAGTAATACCAGGTATTTTTAGCTTCTTATCTTTAGCTAAACAGAGCATTTCCGCATCTTCTACGTGTAATGACTCAAGTAAACTTATAAACATACTTTCTCTTCTTACAGCCTTTTGTGCTAGTGCTGTAGGTCCTTTGAAAAAGTATTTAAATCTACGATGACCTTTATATAAAGTCAAATATTCATGACCCTTTGGTGCATCGTCTTTTTGATATGGGGGTTCCCCCTCTGGTAGCAAACTTACGATGTCATCGTCAAATGCGACTCTTAAGACATCTCTTATTGCCGGGTGATTATTCTTTCTTAAAAATGCTACTCGTTCTTTTTTAGTTTTGAGCTTTCCACATTCTTTAAGAACTTCTGAGATTAACGGTTTCGCCATTGTAAAATTCCTCCACTACTTCAATCAATTGATTACATCTCTTTTTAATTAAATAATTTAAAACTTTCATACGCGGTGCGATAGGTTGTTCTATAAAATTATTTATAATGTTTTGAACTACATCTTCAGGTATTTCAGTTAAATCAATTAACCTTTTATTCCTTTGATAGTTTCTATAGGTATTATCATCCATACACTCTCTGAGGTTATCGGACTTTTCTAACCAATCATCTATTCTTGTTTGTCTTAACGGTGATTGATTTTTATCACTAATGAATGTATCATCAGCTGATAGAACGTTGGGTATACCATCCCCAGCATCTCCTCTCATAATATGATTAAATAAGTAAGTCCTAGGATTACCATCCTTATCTTTTACTAATTTTTTCTGCATAGGAGAGAACTGTTTAACGTTCTTAAACTTTTGTAATTGTATAAAATCTTTATCAGAAGATATAATCATTATAGGTTCATCTTGTCCAAACTCTTGTGTTTTTAAAGTAAGTGCACCTATAATATCATCAGCTTCACAACCCTCTAAGTGTAAAACTTTATATGGTAGATATTCTTTTATTTCAGTACGTACTAAATCTAAGACTCTAAATACTTCATTCCAATCTTGTGAGTCGTCATTATCTCTATGTTTTTTTCTATTTGCTTTATACTCAGGAAAATAATCTCTTCTCCATGTATTCATGCCATCGCAACATATAACCATTTGACCATACTCATCTCTATATTTTTTATTATACATTCTTATAGAATTAAGTATCATATGACGAATCATATTCTCTTCATTTAATTTTTGTATAAAAATATTAGATAAAGCTATTTGGTTAAAATCAAGTAATATCAAAATAATCTCCTATTAATAAAAATCCATAAGGTATTATAACCCATGCAAAAAAGGTTAATACCCACCAACTAATCTCTGTCATCGTCATCTCCATCAAATTCAAAATCAGGGTCAAAGAATACATCTAATTCTTCCATTCTATCTCTAATTTCTGCATGTTGTTCTGCGGTTTTTTTAATTTTTATAAACAACCTATCAAACTCTCTATGCAATTCATGTGGAATACCTACATGTCTATTTAACATTGCGTTAAACATATTAATTAATACATAAACATCTCTTGACTCAGGATATTCTTCATTTCTAAATTCCATTTGTTGAAATATTTGCCAATCGGATATTATACCATCTTGTAATAAGTGCTCTAAATTACTCAAAAACTCTTGAGACATCTCAGCACATTCAGTACTTGCTGCAAATACAGCATCTTCTGATTCCTGCAGTTTTTCAGCAGCGTCTTTCATTTTCCTTTCATGTGGTGTAGGAAATTTTATTATATTATCTTTTGCCATCTCTCCAATGTTTTACCCACCTCGCTTTATTTTGCTCGGCTTCTCTAAATATAAGATTAGTTATCATTATAGGAATGATTACAGATAAGTGAATCCATATTGAAGCCACTATACTATAACCTTCCCAACCTATCCATACCCAGGCTACTGCCGCAAAATAACAACTCCACATGATAAATAATACCATTGTAAAGTAAAATTGTATTGAGGGGTCTTTAATATGCCTGAGAGGATTATATCTATTATCCATTACTACTCGCCAGCAATCGATAACAAACACAATTAATTGTTTTATTTTTTCCATAGTATGTATATTATATCACAGTATTAGTCGTTTGTAAACGGTTTTTTTAAACTTTTTACGCTTGGAGCTCCTATTCTGCAATTAATAATTCCATTATAATATTTATCTGATAAAAGTACATCTCTATCAAATTGTTCTTTTGCTTCTAAATATGCACATTCACCTTTTGTTTTACATAGATAAAGTATTTCTCTATGATAGAAATCTTTACCACTTACTTCTACCTCTTCTTTTAAAACTCTATTTGAGCCAAAGTAATCACGCCAATCAGATTCAACTAGAGTTCTTTTTCTTCTTTTACGGGTTTTAGTTTTAGGAAGTGTTTTCTTATTCCAAAAGAATTTTTTACCAATATACTTTTTATCTGTTGCTCTATTGGTAATACAATATACGAATCCATAATAAACATCTGCATCAAAATTTTCTGGTGGTTCAAAGGGTCTACCTTCATATATCCATGGATTAATCTTCATAGTAGTTAAAGTCTAATGTATCTTGTTCATTATCATCGTTAGTTGGTTCACCACAATGAGGACAAAAATTCACTTTAACATCTCTATCGTCTGCCCTTATAACAATTCTGTTATAACAGAATTCACATTCTAAAATCATACACGTCTTAAGCCTTCACTCCACTCTGCAAATTCAGTATAACCACCAAGGTATACACCAGTTGCAGTTATTTGTGGGAAGGTTCTAGCTGTTGGAAATTTTTCAAACAATTCTTCTCTTGTAAAATCAACATCCAATTGTTTATACGTATATTCATATCCCTTTTGCTCACATAGAGCTTTTGCTTTATCACAAAAAGGACAAAATGGTTTTCCATATATTTCAATCATTCATAGTCTCCTGAATAAACTCTCCTAAAGTATTTATATCACTTTCAGATAGTTGGCCTGCTTGAGCCCACATTGTTGAGCTCATATTTCCTACTTCGCCTCTATTCTTGTAGACGGTAAGTTTTTCTATTATGCTTTCTGCTGATTGTCCTGCTAATTTAGGAAATACACCCATGCCTTCTCCTTTTTGACCATGACATGCTGCACATCCACTCCATAATCCTTTGATAGAACTAAATGGATCTGTTGCTGCGGCTGCTTGTTTTTTCATTTCGATTTCAGCCGGTGTACCATTATCTTTTACATATTGTACATAACAATCTCCTGTACAACTACTATTTCTAGGATATCCTTTGTATTCTAAATTATCGTATGTCCATGTTAATAATCCAAACATAAATCCACATAAACCAAACAATAAGAAGAATGTTTCATTTCCTCTCATATTATCCTCCTTTCAAAACTAAATTTGTTATAAACATTACTGACGCCATAAATCCTAAAGCACTTAATTGTATTATACTTGCTATGGCAACAAAGTTTAATTGTCTATCTGCCCACCAATTTAACTCTTTATCTTGCCATTCATCAAACTGTTCTGGTGTAGCATCTGCGGTTTTATTTAATTGTAAACTTAGTTGTGTTATATATTCACCTGCCATATTTACTTCGGGTTCTATTTCTCTTTTCCAAGAATCTTGTGGGCTCATAAACTTAATCCTTTTAATGTATTATCATCAACGTCTTTTTTCACTCCACCAACTACATAAGAACTAATCTCAGTTTCCTGTGGAGCAACTTGTACATTACCACCTGCAATCCATTTCTCAGTCCATGGTAATGGGTTGGCCTGTGGAACTTTATACGGAGCAGTAAGTCCAACGGCTCTCATACGTTTTGCACCTATCCATTCCACATAATCTTTTAATATTGTTTCATTTAAACCAATCATTGAACCATTCCTAAATAGATACTCCGCCCATTCTTTCTCTTGTTCAATAACTTTTACAAACAATTCTGTACTTTCATCTTCAGTTTCTCTAGCTATCTTATCCATCTCTTTATCTTCTCTTCTCATAAGTTTGAGTAAAGTTGTAGTACCAGCTAAATGTGTATTCTCATCTCTAGCAATAAACTTAATTATCTTTGCATTACCTTCCATTTTTTTAAGCTCAGCGAATGCCCAACTGCAGGCAAAGGATACGTAAAAACGAATACCTTCTAAGGCATTCGCTGACATCATACACATCCATAATGATTTTTTACTTGGCTTATTAATCAATTCATCGTAATAAGCTGCTATTTCATTTCCACATTCTATAATTTCTTTTATGTCTAACATTTTATCAAATACAAAACTTGGGTCAGGGTATACATTCCTAATAATATGAGTGTAAGAACGAGAATGTATTGTTTCAAAAAACGACCATGTTTCAATCCAGTTCTCAAGCTCGGGTAGCGAACAAATAGGTAAGAAAGCAAGATTCGGGGCCCTGCCTTGTACAGAGTCCAGAAGTATTTGCCTTTTAAGATTAGACGTGAATATATGTTGTTCATGTTTCGATAAGTCATGGAAATCCTTTTTGTCTTTAGACACATCTACTTCTTCTGGTCTCCAAAAGAATCCTAATTGTTTTTCTGTTATTTTTTCGATTTGTGGATATTTGACTTGATCGTATCTTGCGATGTCAACACCTTCATCAAAAAACATACTTTTCTTTAAATGTGATTTTTTATTTTTCTTTAATATCATATTGCTACTAATTTTTCTCCGTCAACTGTAGTTAAACAATTGTCGCACCAACCATAATCTCCATGGTTGCATAGTTCTTGTTCTCTTAATTTTTCTTTTCTTTCCCTTGATTCATGCATAGATTTAACCCAACCATCGGATGCATCTTGCCATTGTTTATCATTACTAAATGACGCATGCTTCGCAGTCTTCGTCGTCGATTCTCTCTTGAGTTTCGTTGATTTCGATTGGCTCATCTTCTATTTCTCCTGCACCATCAAAGGTGTTAAAATAATATAATTGTTTTAGACCATACTTATAAGCTGTCACAACATCAGTTAACATCTCAGACATAGGAATCTTATTATCCTCGTAATGTTCTGGATTATAAGATGTATTGACCGAGATTCCTTGGTCTATATATTTTTGTAGTATACCACAAATAGCTAAATAACCTTGTGGTGATGTTTGGTCCCATAGTAAATCGTACTTATTTTTCAGGTGATAAAAGCCTGGTACGACCTGTGCCATTACACCGTCTTTTGATTGTTTGTATGATACTAAAGCTCTAGGAGGTTCAATACCATTTGTACTATTACTAATTTGAGCGGATGTTTCAGCCGGCATTAATGCCATTAAAGTTGAGTTTCTAATTCCACTTTCTATGAGTTGTTTTCTTAACTCTGCCCAGGGTAATCGTTCCTCATGCTTTATTAAATTATTTATCGCTCTTTTATATGTATCATTTGGAAGTTTTCCACGGGCATATTTTGTTTGATTATTTTTAATACATGCACCTTTTTCTGCTGCTAAATCAGCTGATGCTTTAATTAGATAATAACTCCATGCTTCAGCATATTCATCTACTATTTTATAAGCTGATTCATCATACTTTAAATCTCTCTTTGCTAAGAAATAAGCTAAATTAATTATACCAATTCCTAAAGGTCTTCTATCTTTTGTACCCTTTTTTGCAGCTGCGATTGGATAAGATTGATAATCTAATAACTCATCTAAAGCTCTGACTGATAGATTACAGTATTTTTCAAACTCATGTGGTTCATTTATCAAACCCCAATTGATTGCTGATAGAGTACATAGAGAAATTTCTCCAGTATGGTCATCATAAGAATCTAAAGGTGATGTAGGTAAATCAATCTCACAACATAAATTACTCATTCTTATTGGAGCTTTCTTTTCATCAAATGCACCATGTTCATTTGCATGGTCAACATTCATAAGATATATTCTACCTGTATCTTTTCTTTCTGTTAGGAACATTTGAAATACATCAATTGCTGGTAAACTTTTCTTTCTTATACTATGTGCCCTTTCATATTTTTCATATAACTCTTGAAATAAATCTTGGTCAGAGAAAAATGCATCATATAAACCTGGTACATCATTTGGGTCAAAGAAAGTTATATTACCACCTTGCAACAATCTTTCATACATTAATTTATTGAATTGAAAGGCATAATCCATGTGCCTTACTCTTGTTTCTTCTGTTCCTTTATTATTTTTTAATACCACTAAGTCTTCAAATTCATAGTGCCATATTGGCAGATATACTGTAGCTGCTCCACCTCTTACACCACCCTGAGAACATGATTTTACTGCTGATTGAAAATATTTAAGGAATGGGATAAGCCCTGTATGTACTACAGAGCCATCACCAATTTTTGCTCCTATCGCCCGTATACTTCCGGCCCCAATGCCAATTCCAGCTTTTTTGCTTATATAACGAACAATGCTAGTAGCAGTAGCATTAATAGAATCCAAACTATCTCCGGATTCAATGAGTACACAAGACGAAAATTGGCGAGTAGGTGTTCTAACTCCAGCCATAATTGGCGTAGGTAGCGAGATATAGAATTGAGAAATCGCATCATAATACTCCTTTACATATTTCATTCTTTCATTTGTATAACTGCTAAATAAAGTAGCAGCTATCATCATATATAAAACCTGTGGTGTTTCATATATTTGTTTTGTCCTTCTATCTTGGACTAAATATTTTCCACGGAATTGTTCCATTCCTGCGTATGTAAAGTTATCATCTCTATCGTGTTTGATATAATCATTTAATTCAGCTAACTCTTCCATAGAGTATAGTTTTAATATTTCTTTATCGTATACACCTAGGTCAACATTTCTTTGTATAATCTCACAAAGTCTTGGTGGATTATATTGGCCATAAGCTTCTTTTCTCATTTTATATGATATCAACCTGGCCGCAACAAATTGATAGTTAGGTGTATCTTCAGATATTAGTTCAGCTGCTGATTTTATTAACAGTTCATGAATATCATAAGCAGGAATTTTATCGTATAATTGTATATTTGCTTTTAACTCGATTTGAGACATAGAAACATTTGTGATTCCTTCAATGGCCCACTCTAAAACTTTATGTACTTTATCGAGATTAAATGGTTGTGTTGAACCATCTCGCTTAGTGACAGATATACCGTTTATTCCATTCATAATTTATATATTATATCACAAATCAATCGATTTGTAAACTGTTATTTTTCTAATTTTTCTATATGACCAGCAAGAGTAAGAGTCTCTTGTTCTAAATCCTCTATCCTCTTTATTACGTTTGGATATTTTTCGGCAAACTTAAGTTCTTGCTTAATAAGGTCTATTCCTAGTTTTAACTCACACCAGGAATCTAATTTTAACAACCATGCAGGTTGATATACTTTGAGAATTCTTGATATAATAAACCTGATTATGTTTATTATTAAACCAATCATTAGTCTTTTACTTTTACTTGAGCACCAACAGCTGGTTTATCGTTTATAGTGACATTCCTATAATATACAACAACTTCTTGTACTTCTCTAATATATCTTCTAAGCTCTTGCATATTACCAGACATTATTTCATAATCACCAACTGATATAGCCATAAAAACTATATCACCATTGTTTCTTTCTTTATTCTCTTCTAAAAATCTATCTAAATAGCTATAACCTTCTGGCCAATCAGGGTTTTCTTTACCATATTTACATGACCCATCTTCATTTTTTACTCTTTTACCAGTTTCATTATCCTTTACACAAGGATTTGCGATTGGAGCTGTTGATACAACATGCCATTTAATATCTTCTAAATCTATACCTCTTGGCATAGCTGGTTGTATGATTTGTATATCAATCGGTTTAGAACTAACTGTTATTGGTTTAGTTCCAAATGTGGAACAACCACTAATTATCAGGATTAATATCGCCGGAAGGATCGTCGAGCGAATCCAATTCCCTGCTATCATTTTCGATTGTGTCAAAAACATCTTTCGTACCTCTATTCACTTTGGTTTCTAATAAACCTGGTTTTGCTATAGCTAATTTATTTAGGTTATGTCTTTTAAATATATCCATATACCTTGCTGCTTCTGCTTCTATTTGAGCATTTTTATTTATTAAAGCATTTAAAGATTCACCTTGTTTCTCATAAGATTCTTTAATCGCTTCCATTGCTTCTTCTTGTTGCTCTATCGCAACTTGTAATTGTGCGTTATTTTGTGTTAGTGTTTGGTTTTCTCCATATAACCACCAACATGCTAATCCAAGAACAAGTGCTAAACCTATAAAAAATTGTTGCATTATTCCTCCTCTATTTTATAACGTAATCCATTCATACCACGTATATGTATTTCTCTATGGTCTTCGGTTCTAAATTTTAATTCTTTAAAATTAGACTTTAATATCTTTCTTACATGATTAAACTCTTGGTCATCTGAGTTTCCCCACTGACTATCGTAAGATATGTGTATGGTATACCTAGTACTAAACCAACGCAGGACGCGTAGCCATATACTATGAAAGAAGTTAATTATTTTTCTTAAGTGCTTCACGTGCTTGTCTCCTTGCGAGGATACGTTCTACAAACTTTCTACCCTCTTTAGTTCGACCATCATATACTGATTTTTTGACTCTGTCTTTATGTTTTTTATGTTTATCTTTTGGCATCATATCGGCAGGCATTGCTACACCACCATGAGCTACTGCATTTGCTGCAGCATCTTCCCAGTACTTTTTATATTCTTTAAATGTCATTCCGTTCTTCATCTTGTAATATCCTGATTTGAAATATATATCATTTGTCCTGTAGGAATATGTTTTACCTCATATATATTTATACCATTTATAACCTGAACTGGTGTAAGAAAATCATCTACCTTTATTTTTGTTCTGGCCATAGCAATCATTTCATGGTTTAAATTATCTAAATGGTCATTTAATAACATATAAGTTCCTGGCATTAGTTCATCATCTCTCATAAACCAAGAACTTTCATATATATCTACTGGGTCAAACTCATATCCCTGAGCTTCTTCTATTACTTCTTTTATTTTTTTATCTGACATTCCAGTATGTTCTTTTATAAGCAACATTGCTGCAGCATATGAACCTATAGTAGTTTTACCACCCGGAATCTTTCTTAATAATCTTTTGATATTGAAAACTATTCTATGAAATACAGTATAGTTATCTTTTTGAATTTTTGTTCTTTCTTTTGCTGGTACAATTATTTTATAGTTCTTATCAATTACACCTTGTTTAAACGCACCAGTCTTTTCAACAGGCATTGTAAGTAAACGTAAGAATCTTACCGCGTATCCAAAATCTGCTAGTGCTGAAAAACTCATAGTTCTCTTAATACCTCTACAATATATGGGTCCAATCCCACATCTAATTTTTCTTCTTCAGGTAAATAGTTTAAGTATACTAAGAACGGTTTGATATAATGCCAGTGCTCTTCATTGATTTTAAACCACATCATCTTATTACATGGTCCAATTCCAAAAACATTATAAAGAACTATTATATGATTAAGTATAAGCCTCTCTTGTAAATCACCTGTTAGCTCATACCGTTTTAATAATCTTTTTAAATATTTAAATCTATTTAAGTCCTGTTTAAACTCTTCTACATCAACACATTCTGGATTATTATAATGATTTGCTGCATAAAGTTTAAAATTCCTATTTGTCAATTCATCAAAAACTTTCATTATATATTATATATACCTTAAGTATATAAGATTATGATTCTAATACAAACTCAGTTGATTTATTCAAGAAAGTCACTTCCCATTTATCATCAGAACTAATATAGCAATAATCTACTACACCTTTATTTGGACCATCTATTACTTGCCAAAGCCAACATACAAATCCAGGTTTATATTTTCTATCTTCTTGACTTATTAGTCCAAAGAAATGTTTCATCTTGTCTAAGCTGTTCCAATATTGTCCATATCTAAAGTCATCGGATTTCCAAATTGTATTGTACTTCTTTTGTACATCTTTATAATCACTTCCGATGACATGTCTTTTATTAGCACTTGTTTTAAAAGGAACTATTCCTAGACCTAATACTTGTACTTTTCCTTGATAAACATTTTCATCTCTAACGCCATAATTTCTAGCTGAACGACCAGAATGAATAACATCAACTTTTAAACCAGGCTTGAGTTTTGACATAGTCACTTTAGCTTCATTTAATTGTGTATATTGTTTAAAATTTTGCATGTTAATCGCTCTCGTTATCTGCTTCGTAATTTTTATCTACAAAATTAAAGAATTCTTTTTTCTTAACATCATCTAATTCAGCTGGTGATTTAACTCCAAACTTTTTCAATGCTTTGTTAAAAAATGCTTGATACTTCTTTTGCTTCTCAGATTCTTCTCTAGCAGCTGCTTCGGTTTCATCTTCATCTACCTTTTTCTTCTTATGTCCAGGTACATGGTCTTCGAATAACTCTGGGAAGAACTCTTCAATATCTTCGTCATCCATACCATACATCTCTGGGTCTTGTAAGAAAGCTAATATTTGTTTCTTATCTCCTTTGATGTCTGCTTGTGAACTACCTCTTGGTTTGATATCTACTTTATATTTCTTTTTAGCATCGGCTCTCATTTTATTGTCGCCGATAAAATCTATATCTAGAGCTGTTTTACCTCGACCTGGTTTCTTTTTTAGGCGTTCGTTTATTACCGCCTCGTCTATTTGAAGTTCAACTTCTTCTTTAGTTACGCTGCCATCTGGATTCTCTCCTGATTTCTTAACAGCATGTTTTC